CTATTGGCATTACTTATGGATTGGCACGGGTGCGGTGGAGGCCGTGGACGAGGATTATCTTGTCGTGCGTACCAGGCAGGTCGGGACGTAGGCAATAACGAACAATGAGAAATAAGCAAAAAGTTTTTATTCAGGAGTATGTTAAGGATTTCAACGCTACACAGGCGGCGCTTCGCGCTGGCTATTCTCCAAAAACTGCTCGTTCTATTGGACATGAAAACCTGACTAAACCTGATATTGCGGCTGCCATCAAGGCAAGAATTGACGAAAAAGCCATGAGCGCCGATGAGGTCTTACAACGCCTGGCAGAACACGCCCGCGGCGACATGGGCGATTTTATTGACATCGAAAGCATGAGTTTTAGCCTTGACTTGCAGAAGGCTAAAGAGGTGGGATTGACCAGGCTAATCAAGAAAGTTAGAGACCGTGTTGTTATGACCAGCAATAAGGACGGCGAAGAAACTGAGACGCACGTGCTGGAAATTGAATTATACGATGCCAAGAGTGCGCTTGATACCCTGGCAAAATATCACGGGTTACTTGTTGATCGAACGGATATCACGACCGGCGGAGAAAAGTTGAGCGTACCTGATGAGCGATATGATCGAGCAATCTCTTCTCTCGCGGATGCCCTCCGAAAAAGCCTACCTAGAGCGGATGTACAACCGGAAAGCCCTGTGGATGCCACAGAGCAGCCCCCAGTGGCTAGCCCTCCTGAGCAGGGCGGATGAGGTCTTTTATGGCGGAGCAGCAGGCGGAGGTAAGACAGACCTGGTTCTTGGAATGGCGATTGAATGCCATCAACATTCAGCCATCTTTCGGCGCGTTTATCCGAATCTGTTTGGCGTCATGCGTCGAGCGCGTGAGATTATTGGTGAGCGCGCTCAAGAGAATAAAGCTGACAAGATTTGGACTTTTCCAGAGGGGCGGACAATCGAATTTGGCGCAGTGCAATATGAAGACGACAAGACCAACTGGCAAGGCCGTGCCCATGACTTCAAGGGATTTGACGAGATCACCGAATTTACCAAAACGCAATACGAGTTTGTCTGTGGTTGGAACCGCTCGACAGATCCCAATCAGCGAGTGCGTATCCTCGTCACTGGAAACCCGCCACTGGATGAGGCTGGCTCCTGGGTTGTCCGCCGTTGGGCTGCGTGGTTGGATAAGAAGTTTCACCGCCCAGCTAAACCCGGTGAACTGCGCTGGTATGCCACAGTCAAAGGCAAAGAGCGTGAGTTCCCTGACGAAACGCCGACGGATATCGACGGTGAGACGATTTACCCGCGCTCGCGCACGTTTATCCCAGCCCTGCTGGATGATAACCCATTTCTATCAAATGATTCACGCTATCGCAGCGTGTTACAATCCCTGCCCGAACCATTGCGGTCGATGCTTCTCTACGGCGATTTCAACGCTGCGACCAAGCCAGACCCATTTCAGGTTATTCCAACTGATTGGGTACGAGCTGCGCAAAAGCGCTGGCTTGAGCGCGAGAGACCAACAACTCCACTTACAGCAATTGGTATTGACGCTGCTAGGGGAGGCGAAGACTTTATGACTCTGGCGCGGCGTTATGACAACTGGTTTGATGAGGTCATCAAATGGCCGGGCGTTCATGTACCAGATGGCCCGACCGCGGCAACTCTTGTTCATTCTGAACTGGGCGATGAGACGCCAGGATTTATCAACGTGGATGTTATTGGGATCGGCTCATCTACTTATGACCATCTTGTGCCGATATATGAGGCTGTCAACCCGATCAATGCCTCTGAAGGATCGGACTACCGCGATAAATCAGGGAAGCTCAAAATGCGGAACATCCGGGCTGAGATGCACTGGGTGATGCGAGATGCTCTTGATCCGGTTGATGGTGATAACCTTGCCTTACCCAATGATCCTGAGATATTGGCTGACCTGTGTGCGCCGCGCTATAAAGTGACATCGGCAGGTGTGCTGATTGAAGATAAATCAGAGATCAAAGCGCGCATTGGTCGCAGCCCCGATGTTGGAGAAGCTATCATGCTGGCTCATTTGGGAAACAAATCATGGACTCTATATTGAGACCTTTCATCAAGACCATTAACCCGGAAGACCTACCCGCCGAAGCGTGGAATATCGTTTTAGGCAAGCGCGACGACAACGACCTGCAGGAGTTATACCAGCAGGTAAGCTGGATGTTCCGCGCCGTGGATATTCGCTGCAATGGCGTCCAGAGCGTACCGTTTAGCCTTTACAGAGGCGGTGAGGAAATTGATAACTCAGCCGATTGGCAGAACACCGTAAAGTTTTTGCCCAACCCGGAAGCGCTATTTGGCTTGGTAGAAATGGCGCTCATCATCTGGGGAGCTGGCTATCTGTATGCGCGGGATAATCTACTCGAGACGCGCCCATTTTCGCTGCGCTATCTACCACCCACGACGATAAACGTTAAGAAAGCCCATAGCGAGTATGTCCTGGACGAAAACGGGCGCCCGTTATTTAGTCGCACGGAAGGCGGGACGGCAAAGGAATACACCGCCGATAATATCGTTTACTTTTGGAAGCCCGATCCGTTCGTAGAGTGGGGACCACCGGCCAGCTCGCCGGCGCGGGCTGCGGCTCTGGCCGCCGGGGTCGCACTGGATGTAAACCTGTTCGCCTCAGCTTTCTTGCAGCGTGGCGCAATCAAGCCGTTCTTGCTGACCGTCAAGGGGCCTAAGAAGGCGACCGAGTTAGACAAGCTCAAGGACTTCATTGCGCGTATCTTTGCCAAAGACCGCAAGAAATCCTGGCCTATCGAGGTGATCAACGCAGATGAGGTTACGCCGGTCATCATCGGCGAAGGCATCGAGGCCATTGCTGGGAAAGAAGCTATGCTTGGGCAATCAAAGCGCGAGGAAATCGCCACGGCGCTGGGGATCCCGCACTCGATCCTGTTCAGCGGCGCGGCTAATTACTCCGTATCCGAGAAGGATGATTTCCACCTGTATGACAAGACCATCGTGCCAGATTGCCGCTTCATCGAGCGGGTGATGAATGACCAGGTATTTATCCCATTAGGTTACCGGATGCAATATCATCCGGAGACATTGGATATCTATCAGGAGGATGAGGAGCAGCGCGCTGGGGCGATGAACGCCTTCATGGATGCGATAGGCAAGGCGGATACCCTGGATATGGCGCAGGCCATGTTTACGATATTCGGCTATGAGGTATCGGACGAAGCCATGAAACTGATCGAAGCCCACTACCAGCAGAAGGAGGAGCGCCGCCAGACTTTTGCAGCCAACCTTAACCCTCCAAAACCTGGCAGCAAACCTGAAGCTGGCAGCGAAACACGGCAGGAAATGGAGAAATGGCTATCCAAGATCACGCGCCGCTGGAATCCGCGTACTAAGAGCGCCGCGGAAATCGGTTTCGAGCCAGAATACATTTCGCCAGGTCTGCATGGAGCCATAATGGGCATGCTGGAATCATGCAAGACATTGGGTGAGGTTGAGATGGTCTTCGACTATGCCGCTGAGTGGGCGGGGTATCCGTAATGCCAGATATCCCCGACCGAGATGAATATGAGCGCCAATATGCCAGGGCATTATCTCGCATTCTGAAACGTTACGCCGGGAACTTGCTTGAGCAGTTGGGCGACCCGCCCAGTCTGGATAACCTGACCGATGATTTCTGGAACTCGCAGGCTCAAGAGTTATTGGCGGTGCTATCCCCTTTTGGCGAGAAGGTATTTTTGGAAGCGGCGCAGCGGGTCATGGAGGCTAACCCGGTCGGGATAGATTGGGGCTTGGTCAGTGAGAGGGCGGCTGATTGGTCTTCCCGCTACGCCTTTGACCTGGTACGCAATATCAACGATGTGACCAAGCGCCAGTTGCAACAGGCAGTGAATGCCTATTTTACTGAGGGGCAAACTCGTAGGCAGCTCGAAGACCAGATCGGGCGTTGGTTCGGACCGGTCAGAGCGGAGGCGATTGCAGTCACGGAGGTAAGCCGCTCTGCCGTTTGGGGTGAATTTGGTACGGCCTCTGAACTCTGGAAATCTGGTATCCAGATGATTGCGACATGGCAGACGAACCAGGATGAGTTGGTATGTTTTCCGGCCTGGACATTAATCACTACTACATGCGGGGATGTTCCTATTCAGCAGGTGAGGCCTGGAGATCAGGTAATGACACGCAATGGATGGAAAACTGTCCTTGCGTCGAGCAAGCGTCCATATGTCGGCGCAATGCGCAGTATCAAGGCGGGTGGATGCAGGCTGACGGCTACAGCCAATCATCTTATCTGGACGCTAAAACAAGGATGGTTGGAGATCGGGAAGGTTGCTGTCGGTGATGCCGTTTATCTTTGCGGCGATAAGATTTTCATGGTTGAGCGTATCGTTGATTTCATCCTCGCCAATCCTAAGAACCTGCCAGCCTCGGG